TTGTGCGGCCAACCCGCCACAAAACAGCATCAGCGAGAAAAACCACCACATAACTAGTTAATCGCAAGTTATGGTCGTCGTTGTGCCGTCATCCGAAGCGGAGCAGGTCACCACATTGGTTGTGGTCGTGGTCGTATTGACGAGCGGGTTCTCCAAGAACGTGTTGACGGTAGAGCCGTACTGAGACATAAGCGCCTCAACCAACTCATTGTCGCTCTGCTCAAGGGTAACAACAGAGTTCATTCCGGTGTTGGAGATACTAACCATGCCGTCAATAAACGGGCTATAGTCCACGTTGCCCATCGTCCCAAAGGTTTCGTAAAGAGCTTGATCTGTAGCCGCGTTTGCGCCAACTCTCGCCAAGTCCACGTCGCGACTATACTTCGCCAGTGCCTTGGTGGAGTCTGTCTGCATGTACATCATCCCAAGATTTGACAGGGGAGCCGCCAGAATGGAGGCCCACTGCAATGCTTGAGATTGCTGGGGCTGTGGGGTAATTGTTGGGGTCTGTGTCAGCGCTAGAGCCATCACAGCCGCAGAAGCGGCCTGACCATCGCCGGCGGCGGCTATCTTGGACAGCGCCTCAAACTTGGCCCTAGATGCCTCTGCGCTAGCCTGCGCCGCCTTCTCTACCGCCTCATAATACTGAGTTGTACTTGATGCGCACCCCGCCAAAGCAATGACGCCCATCGCAAACAGCGTTGCAGAAAATAGTCTCATGACTAACCTCTCCTTATTCAGGCTTAGTGGGCCAAACAATGTTTTGTGGGAATCCCGGCTGTGAGGGAACATCGCGTAGTGCCTGTCGATAATCAAGCTGGGCTTGCGTTGGGTCTGGCGTGTCTGAAAACATCCAGTGATCTGTTTCTGATAACAAGAAGTTTCGATACTGGCGCTCAACAATTTTTCCGCTTTCGATAGCTTGTGCTTGCTCTTCAGCCGTCAGCTCAATGACAGTCCAACCAACTGTAGCGTCACCCGGCTCCCAAGACTCTTGCTCAACACGATGTGTGTAAGGATTATGACTTGGGACAGGAAGCGACTCTGGTGGCTCGATAGGCGTGTTATCAATAACAGGCGCTTCTGCTACGCCGCCACCAGACATGGGAATCTCTACAGATTCTGGATGACTTGCAAGGCGCTCCCAAGATTCTACAACTGCTGGAGCAAACCCTTCGATCATAGAAGCTAAATACGCTTCATCAAACTGGCGCGGGTTGAAGTTACGGATGTAATCAGGCTGTCCTTCAGCGCGATACACAACCGTCATAAACTCCTGTTTGGGAGCTAGCTTTGTGATTTCATATGTATATTGCATTGAAAGTTCCTATGATATTCTGTATCTAATAATGACGATACCGGAGCCGCCGCTAAAAGGATATACATTTGTGCTTGAAGTAGTTGGCTTACCGCCACCGCCTCCACCGAACCCGTTAACTCCGGCCGACCCTCCAAGACGGTTTCCGAGGGAGTCTCTATAGCCGCCAGCGCCACCACCTCCAGAGCCGCCGGAAGACGGAGAGCTTGAAACATATTCGCTGGCGCCGCCTCCGCCACCTCCGCGCACTGTACCAAACATACTAATTCCTGCGCCTCCATTACCGCCTTTTGAACCGGGAGTGTTATAGCCTGCGTAATACCCATTACCGCCGTTACCGCCAGCGCCACCACCGCCACCGCCAGAACCGTTATATTGATCACCTCTTCCTCCGTCGCCGCCTTGACTGCCCGGAGCATGAGTGGGGTTTGGGCTTGCGCCTTCACATGCTCCACCACCACAACCGCCTGCTACAGCGGGAGTAACTCCAGAATACGGACTACCGTAGGTTTCTATACCGGCGCGTCCTCCGCCTATCGCAGTAGAGCCATTAAAAGAAGAGCTTCCTCCGTTTGCGGTTGATCCGCCTGCGCCGCCGCCTACAGTAACGGAGTAAGACTGAACAACGGCTTGGCTTGTATTTGTTGTTCTACCGCCTCCACCGCCTCCAGCCGAGTTGCGATTTAATCTAGCTATTGATCCGGCTCCTCCGGCAAGTATTTCAGCTTCTAGTTGGTTCCAGCTAGAATCTCCAACCCCCTCAGCAGTGACAGTAAAAGTGCCGCCAGACGTAAACGTGTGGTAACGATAGCCACCAGAGTCAGAGATGGTCCCGCCTGTGGCTGTTATGGGAGCTTGATTTGAAGCGCCTCTAAGGCTATTAATACTGATCGTGCCGGAACTGGGAACAGTGCCTTCGTTGCCTGTAGTTCCAGACGGAACTAAACCGCCACCTGCGTAGTATTCAGACAGAGATTCTGGGGGAGAGCCGTTAAACTCAGCGGAAATGTCACTTAAACCAACTGGGCCGGTAGATGGTACTGCCATTACGGTGCTCCAAATGCAGTTACGTCATCAAGCGCAATGATTTCGCCTGCCGTTGTAATTCTTGCTACATCGGTTCCGTCGTAAACAAAGCGAAGATCTTGGGTGTCTAACTTGATTTCCCACAGTCCAATTTTAAACGCTGTCGATGCGGTAACACCTGCGTCTGAAACAGTTAATTCTGTAGCTGTGGCGTTGTCATCAATACCCGTGGAGGTAAGGTTTCCTACAGTAACAGCAGTAGATGTTGTTGCGCCATTAGTAACTACTTCATCTAACGTAATGTCAGAAGAAATTATAGAGCCACTAATGCTGATGCCTGTACCGGCTGTATAAACCTGTGCAGACGACACCTGAACGAATGTGATGTTTGTGGTGCCGAAGGTTATGGTGCCCTCGGTGTTCATCACATAGGTTTCACCAGCACCCAGCGTACCTTCCTGAACAAAAAATCCGTCCCCTTGTCCAAGAGAATCTGGATCTGAAGGCGCGTAGCTGTCAGCATCAGTAGCTCGTGTAAGCACCCAGTTAGTAGACGCAGAGCCCGTATCTGTTACAGTGTAGACGCCATTTTGTGTTTGATCTGTCTGCTCGTAAATAAGCACACGATCCGACACGGACAGGGTCACCCCATCGATTACCAGCGCCTCTTGAGTGCTGTTATTCGTAAGGGTGGCGCCAACACCAGAGGTGCCGTTGTCGTAGGTTGCAGAAAGGTTGCCTTCCTTCTCGACGCGGACCGGGGTATGATAATGAATACCCTCTGCCGCCACGCCGTCAACATACTGCTTAGTCGCCGCCTGCAAGCCGGATGCGGGGTCCGCATTCAAGGTTACTGTCCCAGAGAAAGTCTGGTTCCCAGCAATCTTGTTATTGGCATCAAGGTACATAGCCTTAGCGGCTGGGTACGTGACGAAAACGTCTTTTGTGCCGCTTTGCAGGTTTACTGCCGAGCCAGCGTTTGAGCTTTCAAGAATGGTGTCCCTCGAAAGCGAGTTTGTCCCGCTGGTGTAGGTCGCCAATCCAACCTCATAATCGCCATTGTTGTTGTCAACGATGGCGTAGTAGGTGGTGTCCCCGTCAGATAACTCCGAAGAAAATGTGACAAAGTTCACGGGCGCACCGCCAAGGGTGATATCGCCCGTCCCCGTGGAGGTCGTTTCCTCCTTTACGCGATCAGCAACAACAAGAGCCATGATTATGCAATCCGAATAATAGCGTTAGAGGCGTCAGCAGTTGGGAATACGATGGTGAAGTCCCCAGCACTGGATGTCTTGTCAGCACCAAAATCCAGAACAACAATGCTGTCAGTGGTACCAGAACCGCCGCCAGTCGTTGTGTTATAGATTAGCGCACCACGAGCCGTGATGCTAGACGATGCGAAAGTAAGATCAGCAAAGTCAGTAAACGCGGTCGTTCCTGAGGTTGTTGGTGTGACGTTGGTTAGCGTACCGCCGCCGGCAGAATACCCGGTTCCAGACGTTTCGTTGGTTGCCGTGTAGTCCGTGGTTGACGCATCAAACGTGGCGCTGTTGGTGTATAGCGCTAGCTTGAACGTGTGGCCGGTGGAGTTAGTGAAATCGTGCTGGGCCTGCATAAGCTGTTGCTTGAACGAGGTGCACATATAGTTACCTGAAAAAGCCATATCAAAGTCTCCTGATTGTTTCGGCTAGGTCTTTTTGCCCAGCATCGAGCAGGGCGTTGTAAACAGTCGTCCTATCGCTACTGATAGCCTGCTTCATGTAGAAGACAAGCACAGCGCGAATATGGTTTTTGAATGCATCTGCCTGCTCCCTGATAATTGGATTTGCATCCTCAGAAACGGCGATGATTTTGTTAAGGCAACGCTCTGCTACCTCTTCAGGGGTGAAGCCACGGCCTGAAGTCGTTTGGACGAAGACACTGCCTACGTCGGAATTTCCACTGTCAAACATTAGCTTCTAGGCTTCCTTACCTCTCCGCTACGGTAGCTGTCAGTTGTGCTGTAGCCTTCGCCAAGGATCTCCAGCTTGGCTAGGGCTTCTTGATACCGCTGGACATACAGTTGCATCAAGTCGGGGTCTCCCTTGAGATAGGTATAAGCCTCAACAAGAGATCCGTATAAAAGGGTTGAAGCCGCATTGTCTCCTAGCCAGCTCGTGCCGTCTGCCGACTCCGTGATGGATTCCGGGCTGTGGAAATAATGGAGTTCAACCGCATAGTTTGCGTCAGGTGTCGGGCCAAGTATGAAGTAGTTGCTACTAAAAACTCCGTAATACTTGGGGGCGCCCTGAGTCGATGAGCTTGGATATGCCTGACGAATAAAGTTTACGTCCTTAAACATCAGGTAGTCGTATCCGCTATTATCAATCGCCATCGAATACGGGGTCAAAAAATCCGATGGCATAATCAGGTACTGATCCCCAGAGGCCACTGTTCCTGACACGTTTTTACGAAAGTCAGGGATCTGGACGCTCTTAAGGATCTTGTCTTCAGCCTGCTGGATGATCGTTGGCAGGTTGTTAACGAAGCTGGTCTCGTTGGACTCAACATAGTCCTGTATTGCCTGCTTCAGTGTGGTGTATGTGAATGCCATTAGCTCGTCTCTACCGTTACACGCCCAACCACAGCTTCCATGTCGAGACCGACAGTGCGACTACCCAAACTAGTAACGCCGCCGCCCACAGGGTTCCAAGCAAATAATTCCCTACTTTGAGTAAGGTCTTTGTCTGGCCTCGGAAACCGCAGAGCCTGAGGATCGCTCGCATTGACATCTCCCAGCTTGAGTTGAGGCTGATCCTTGTCCACAACATCTCTGCCCACAAGAAGGCCGTTCCATCTGCCATCTTCAATTTGCCGGACAAGGTCTCTCAACGGATAACGAAAACCTGTTCGATCACAAAAGCCGAAGGCTTTTTTACCCTTCGCGTAGCTACTCATAAATCGCTATAGCCCCCCGGCGCGACATAAAGAGACGCTTTTTCTCTAGCCGCATCGGATGCCAATATCCACTGCTCCTCATACACCTGCTTCAACTGAGGCGCGATCTGCATTGACTCTGGGCGCTTGCTTGCAATGTAATAAGCCAGACCAGCTACCAAGCAAGGAAGATACCGCGCCGGGACATCCATCGTGTTTGACGCCGGCTTGCCACTATCCTCAACGCGCTCCAAGTAGTAGTACGCAAAGGTGTACGTTGTCGTCGCATCCGGCACTGGCCAGAAATGAAGGGTGATATTGGCCGGCTTGCGTTCCACGTAGAACTGCAAGGGCCTGCCTTGTGTTAACTTGTTGGTCTGATGAGCGTACTGGCTCACCGATATTCTCTGCATTGTCAGGTCTGACTGCTTGGATGCATCCCCCGCGTCAGTCCTCAAGAGGCCCTCGACGATGTCCAGTTTTTCTCCCGTCAGATCATAAGATGACGTTCCGGCAACAAGAGAGAGCGTCGAATCCCGTACCGTCCAGAGATTAAGACCCCTGTTTTGCCACTCAAGCATAAGAAGATCAAGGCTACGACGAGCAGTCTTGTAGTCATATCCGCTTCTAAGCTCAAGCCCGGCACGTTCAAAGGCCTCCTCGATTATGTCTGACAAATCAAGAGTAAAACTGTAAGTCCCGCTAGTCGCCATTACGATTTCTTCCTACCCTTCTTTTTGCTGACGCCAGCCTCAGACAAGGCAATCGCTATCGCCTGCTTCTTGTTTGTGACCTTCTTGCCCGACCCGCCAGACTTCAGCTTGCCGGACTTAAATTCTTTCATGACCTTCTTGACCTTGGAGCTGGGTGCATTCTTCGTCTGCTTTCCGGCTTGCGCTCGACTAATCGCCATAATCTAATCTCCCGGCGGGAATGTTGCCAGCTTCATGATACTCCTGACCCAGCTTTTCGGAATGGAGATCTCTGCGTCCCCTTCCTCTATCTCGCCATCATCAGAAACAATCATATGTGGGCATATAATTATTTTCTCGTCATCCTCTTGCAGTATCGCGCCGCAGGATATGACGGTAACAACATCCCTATCCATTAAGTCTGAAAGTGGACGCCAGCCCATATTTGAGCCCCCATGTGCGTCCTCCCAGACTACACGGTAGAGGGTTACCACTTGACCTTGTCCGCCCAATAGGCCGCAGACATTTTACCCTTCTTGATATTTCTTCGGTGCCGAGCCTTGAAGGACTTTCTCTTCGCCTTCATGCGCTCGCTTTCGCCCTTCTTTGGCTTCCCGGCGGTGCTAGCCCCCTGCTCACCAAAGCGAATAATCTTCTCTTTCCCGCCCTCACACGCCTTAACGACGTGCGACTTCTTGGGGTGATTTGGTGTTCTTTTGGGCTTGTTACAGGACATCGACCCTTTGTCGACTCTTCCCCCTTTCCTGTAGTATCTCATCCCCTCTTCCTGTGCTTCGCCGTCTTCTTTGCAATTTTCTTTGGTTGACTTGAGTGCTGTTTGCCCTTCTTCGTGTCGTCCCGCTTCTTCTTGGTAGTGGCGGCGTACTCGCTAGCGGAAAGAGACTTAATGGCCTTCT